AGGGCTTGTGTTGTTGAACGATGCCAGGTCGGATGCGAGTTTGGTGAAGTCGGTGCTGAACGTGGCCAGTTCTGACCCGGTCAATCCTGCGGCTTTGCCGAACGTGCCGAAGGTGGCTGCCGCGTCGAGTGCCTGCTGGCGGGTCTGGCCGAGCGCCTGAGCGGCATTGTCGGCGAACTGGAAGATAGCGTCGTCGGCGTCGCCGAAGATGACGCTCGTTTTGCTGATCGTTTCGTTGAGATCGCTGGCTGCCTGAACTGCGGGCACAGCTGCCGCGGTCAAGCCACCGAGCACCGCCACAGCCGGCACAAACGACTTCTTCAGCGCGAACTGGGCCTTCTGGCCGACAGTTTCTAGCTGTTTGAATTCCTCGACGGCGCGGCTAATCCCTTTGCCGTCGAATTCGCTAATGATGGGGATTGTGACAGCCATTAGCGAATAAGCCTACGGTTCGTAGCGGCGGTGACTTTGTCGACGATCGCTTCAACGCCGCCCTCAATCTCATTGGCTTTGCGTTCGTACGCAGGCCACATGAAACGGGACGCGCGCCCAAAACGGCGTTCCAGGTTGGCAATCATGACCTGGCCGCGGTTAGTGCTGCCGCCGCGTTTGCCAGCCATGTCCGCGACCGTACCTGCCGGGCTTTTCATAATGACCTTCATGACCGCCAGGGCGTTGCCGCGCTTGCGGGTGTCAATCTTGGACGTGACCGATTTGGATATGACGCCAGTTTCCCAGGGGAAGATTTTGCCGGCTTTCCAGGTTCGAGCGAAGCCTGACAGTGCAGGCTGTTTGGGTATCGTGCCGCGTATCTCGTTGATGACTGGTTTGACGACCTGCCGGAAGTCTTTGATGATCTCGGCGCGTAGTTCTGGTTCAATCTTGTTGAGCTCGCGAAGCGTTTCTTTGATGCCAATTACGGTGGTCATCGTTTGTTCGCTTTCTTTGCTAACAGGTGAACAGTGGCCAGGTCATTCCAATCGAACTCTACGTCTGGCGGCCAGTACCCAGTTGCCAGCAGCAAATCCGCTAGCTGGCGTCTGAGGCTGCCGCTTCCGTAGGGTTTGACGCCTCCACGTCTGGCACCTGGTAGTTCTGCACCGACTCAAGCCAAGTGTCGTAGTCGCGGTTTTCTTTCTTGGTCGCGGTCAGGCGGTGCCAAGCCATGAACATGAGGTCGTCGATGCCAATGCCGCCCTGAATGTCAGTGATCTTTTTGCGGAACTTGCGTTCCCACGCGGCAACGGTTGCGATCGTGGTTTCGATTGTTTCTTCAACTTGCTGGCCGTCGGGCTGCAAGTACGCCACCTGAAGTTTTAGTTTCATGTCACGACTCGGTCAGGTCGCCACCGGTGAAAGTGACTTCGACTTCCGACAGTTCGCCGAGGTTGGCGTTCACGACGTCGAGCGATTCGAGGTACGTGTTGCCGAGGTTGAAGTTCTTGCCGCCTGCGGCGACGACGACCGTGGTGACGGAGCCTACGAGGCTGGTCAGCGTGTCCCAGGTTTCGTCTGTGCCGTACGCCATGAGGAACGTGGCGGTCAGCGTGTGGTTCTTGAGGCCGCCGGTGTAGGTGCGGTTCGTCGAGCCGAACGCGGTCGTTTCCAGGGCCTCCTGGGCCTTGGTGAGAACGACCGACTTGCACTGGTCCGTCAAAGACTTGGTGTTGACCGTAATCGTCGGGTTTGCAAGGTAGGTCGTGGTTGCCATGCGTAATGCTCCTTATCGGTGACGGCCGCTGCAAGCCAATCTTAGTCTAAGCGTCAAGGTGCAACCTTGGTGCTCAATGTCAGTTCATATGCAGGGTATTCGGCACCGCCGACCGTTTGAATGACCGGGCGGCCTTCCATGAGGCCAAGCTGTGCTTCACGGATTCGATCGGCAAGGCTCAGCAAGCTGACCAAGGCGTTGCGGTTGCCTGGCCCTACGCCGATCACGGTCAGGCTGAACTGCATTTCGGCGACGACGTTGCTGTGCATACGAAACGACGGTGCCTGGAGCAGGATGCAGGGCGGGTTGATGTTGCGCGGGTCGTCGACGATGGTGAGCCCTGTGGCTTGGCTGAGCCCTGCTACAAGGTCGTCGTAGCCTTCGTTAAACAGGTTGTCTAGGGGCATCACGCCACCTGGGGACGGTTGCAGCCCATTAGGCGCAGGATTTGGCCGAAACTGCCGCCGACCGGGGCGCCTGTTGCTAGCGGGTCAAACGAGGCAAATTGGTCGATTGAGCCCGCCTCGCGGTACAACGCCGCCGCGTACATGATTGTGCCGAGCAGGACGTCGGCGCTGGGCGCGGTGCTGACGCTGGCGTCGAAGTAGCCCGATTCTTGGCGGCGTCGGTATGCGAATGCGTTTGCCGCGTTGACCGAGAACGTGGCGCGGTCGTAGTCGGTGCTGGGGTTGGTGAACGTGATGCCGAGGTAGTCCTCAAGGTTGGCGAGGCTGGACCAGGTGCACGTGATTGTGTAGGTCAGGGTGCCGGACGCGGCTTGGCGCACTACGTCGGCGGTTGTCAGCGCGAATTGGACTTGCCCGAGGATGATCGGGCCGTCAATGTCGTAGATCGGGTCACCCTGGTCACTGATATCGGTGAGCTCATAAATGGGAAGCCCAGTGACGACGTGCGCACCGTCCCAAGGTGCGCCCATCCCGGACAGGGTGAACGACTGGCCGATCTGTAGCTGATTTTCCTGTAAAAGCTGGACGATGGCCACGTTTTGCGTCACCTGTTTATGGGTGACGGTCAACGCAGCCATCGTCAGCAGCCTTGGAGGAGGACTAAATCAGGCTTTGAGAATCTTGACGAACTTGGTCGCATCGGCCATGAACGCAGCTGCGTAGCCACGGAAGGCGATGGTGCGACCGAGCGTCGAGGGCACATCGATGCTGATGGCACCCTTCTGCTGTTCGTAGAACTCGAAGCCCGCGGCGGGGCCGGCAGCGTGGCCGACGACGCCGTTGAGGCCGCCCGAGCCAGTGCCGCCCGCCATGTTCTTGTCGACGACGAGAACCAGGCCCAACGGGTTGCCGTTCCACGACGTTGCCGACGAGTTGCCGATCGTGTTCTGACCGATCAGGTTCGGGGCTCCGACGAACGGAAACACCGGGCGGTTGGCGTCATCGACCATCATGCCGATCTTGGCCCACGTGAGCGGTGCAACGAAGTAGTGCGTCGGCAGGTAGTTCGAAGTGTTGCTGATCTGGTACGCGGCACCGTAGATGCACTCAATGAGGTCCTTCGGGTCGTACGCGTTGAGCGTCTCGAACTGCGTCGTGCCAGCAACCATGGTGTCGACCGCGTAGTTGTCGGTGGCCTGACCGTACGCGACGGCGAGCTGATCGAGGACGATCGCGAGGCTGTTCGGGTCGGTCCAGTCAAGGTCCTGCTCGGACAGCGTGACGTAGGTGCCGAACGTGAGCTTGCTGATGTCGTTGTTCGAGATGCCAACCGTCGACGGGTCAAGCGCGTTGAGCTGACCGGTCGGCTGCTGGGTCACGACCGGGCGGGTCGTGATCTTCGGGCGGCGGAACGTGGCGCCACCCTGCGGCATCGCACGGACACCAATCGCCGAAACGAACGGACGGATGGCGTTGAGGCCGTCGTACACCGAACCGACGATTGGCTCAGGCAGGATGCCAGGCGTGTCGGCGGTCGTGATATCGGGCGCCGCGGCCTTGATGTTGGCGTTGAGCTGCGCGAAGTCCGAACCACCGCGCACGAACGCGGCCATGTACTCCGTGGGCGTGGGAAGCTTGAACGACTTCTTGGCTTCGGCCCAGATGGGTGCCGACACGGTCTGCGGCTGAGCTGAAACGGCTGCCGCGCTTTCGATCTGAACGTCCTTGGTTGCTTCCACTGGTGCAGTCTCCTGTTGTGAGCCCTCGGCCGCTGCAACCTCGGTGATTTGAGCTCCAGCAAACGCCGGCGCTGTGACTAACGATAGTTCCATCCATTCACCTTTCGCAACCACGAGGGTGCCGTCCTCGTCGTAGGACGCGTCGATCGGGTTGACGCCGACCGACACGGCGTCGATGGCGCCGTCTTTGATGAGCTCGACGACGTCGTCCCCGTCGCGGGTCTTGCTGATTTTGGCGGTGAATAGCATTCCAGCCTCGGTGTCCATGCGCCCAGTGACGATGCCGACGGGCTGGGTTGAGTCGTGGTACTTCAGCAGTTTGGGCTTTTTGCCGTTGATGGGCAGGGAGCCGGGCAGGAACTTGACGCGGGTGCCGTCCGAAACGGTTGCTTCTGTGTTCCACGGGACGGCGATGCCGCTGATCGAGCGCGGCGATTCGCCTTCCTCGGCGGTGACAAAGGTGTTGCTTGCGGTGAGCTTGAGCATTAGTCGTCATTCCTTTCGGGCGTTCTGCTGGCCGGGGATTCGGGGGCAGCGTTTCCTTCATCCCCGGCCATGTCGTTTTCCTCCAAGTATGACTTCACGTCTAGTTCGATGTAGCGCCCGCGGGGCGTCACGTTGTTCATGCTAAGGGTCTGCTCGATCGCGTCCACGAACGGCTTGGCGCCGAACAGGTACAAGTCCTGTCGAGCCTGCTGGGCGTTGGCGTACGTCATCGAACTTGTGTTGATACCGACCAGGTAGGGCGGGATGTTGGCGATGCGCGCCATTTCGAGCGCCTGATGTTCGCGTGATTCGACCGACTGCATCTTGGACGGGTCAACGTATTGCGGTTCGAACGATACGAACTGGTTGAGCGCGGCGATCGCGTTCGCTTCGCGGGCGTCAGCGAATGCCGCGGCCATGTTGGCCAGTTCCTCGGAGCTCATGGGCTCGCCATCGGTCTGCTTGAGGATGCCCGACGGGATTTGGTTGCGGGCGAAGCGTTCGGCGGATTCGTCGAGGTTGCGCGCGGTGCGGATCGCTCGTGCGCCCATCGACAGCAAGCCCTGGATCGGGCTAATGAACTGGATCACGTCCCGGGTGTCGAGGTCAAGGCCGTTGAACGTGACTTGCCGCGACGGTCCGAACCATTGCGGGCCTGCCTGGTCGCGAGTCTGGACGTCGGCGGCGGGAATCCACGTGAATTCGGCGGGGAAGCCGTTGCCGAAGCGTTTGGTGACTACCCAAAAGGCGCGGCCGTAAAAGATTAGGTCGTCGGTGGTCCAGCTGAGGATGAAGTTGCGGGTCACGTTCGGGTCGGGCTGATCAAACCAGACGTCGTCGGGCAGGTACGTTTTTTCGTATTCCTGTTCGGTTGCGTTCCATTGCCACGAATATTGTTTGATTGTGAGCGCGCCAACCATTGAGCAGATAAGGTCGCGCGCCCGGCTGATGGTGGGAATGTTGATGGCCTGTAGACGGTCGAAGCCCGTCATGTAGGTCATGAAGTTGCCGACGTTGGGGTTGCCTGCCGCGCCAACAGCTGCACCGATCGCCGCGTGGGGTGCAATCTTGCTGGTTTGGACGCCCGAGAAAATGCCCATGATGCGTCAAGCCTAGGCGTTCGGTCGCACGAATGCGATCGCAGGGCGTGTCACGTTGGGACGCGGCTTGGACATGAGCCCCGCGGCCCACACCAAGCATCGTGCTAGTTCGATCGGCCCCGGTGATTTGGTACTGGACAGTGCGATAGCGCCCGGAGTGCGGACGGCGACGGCGCGCCCGACGTGCTCGGCGAGCATTGTTTCGCCGGTGTGTTGGAGTTTGTTTTCGACAATTGACTGCCTAACTGCTCCAGTAAACGACGTGATCTCGCGGTAGCCGACAATGATGCGCTTGCGAGCCAGGTCGCTAGGGCAATGTACGTCGAGAGTCGGAGTGATAGCCAACGTGAGGCCAGGATTTGACGCAAGTTCCTGCCTGACATGATCCCACACTGCCGTAAGGGTGTCGCACATAAACGCGACGGTGGCGGTGAGGATGTTTTCGGCGTTGTGGTTGACGCGGACTGCGCAGTAGCGGCCGTCGTCGACGCTGACCTCAACAGCTAGGACGCCGCCAGGTTTGGGTGGTAGATCGGTGGTGCGTTCTTTCCATAGCCCGGGGGATTC